ATAGCAGAAAATCTGTAGATGATCCGACATTTGAATTGCGGCTTTAGTTTTGCTTAAATGCTATTCTCCATGTTGCGGATCAGCTTACCAGATGGACAATCTCCATAATTATCTGTTTCAATGGGTATTATTTGGTAGGGGTTTATATTGAGTAACCGCAAAAACTCAACTTCTCTGATTATCGTCTTTGACCCTACCCCACCCACCGGCACACGAACCGAGTAGCCGTCTCCCAATATCCACCATACATAAACAACTCACTCATCCGCCCTTCACCTAAATTGTGGAGGGCTTTGCCATTTTTAGGATCTAGCAAAATTGCGGAGTGGTGAGTCTGTGTGCCAGAAATGCACATCAATATAACATCATTAGTTCGTAGTGGTTCATCGGTTAATTTCCTAAAGCCCGCCCTTTCAAAATTGCCTACGAACATATTCCATCCAGGTGACGTGGTTTCTTGGATGTTGTTGCGGGGAAAATCAGGTAAATTTATGCCAAGCATCCCTTTATAGTACGAACGAACCAGCGTGTAACAATCACTGCGGTTATAGTCAAATCTCCATCCCAGATAAAACGGTAATTCTTTCGGCAGCCAAGGATTTGGGATTAACGGGTAGGGGTAAATATCGGCAGGATCATAATAGTCCCATTCCCCAAAGTCCGTATGGTACAAAGCGTAGGGTATTTTCCTTGCTTTGCTATTGGCGATGTCCTTGGCACTTAAAATAGCCGGCTGTGAATCAAGGCAATGACTGTGGTAGATTCCCACTGCGGAGTCAGCGACTAACTCAAACTCATCTTCATTAATCAGAAATTCGTGTTGCGGTTCATTTGCACAATTGTTCATTTGTATAATTGTGCCGTTGTTCAGAACTACGCCACAGATTTCTACATCCGGCGTGGCGATCGCTTGCTCAATAATTTGCCGCTTGATTTGTGAGGTTAGCATTTGAGAGTGGGATAATTTTTAGTATTGTTGACAAAAAAACTCCTGATTTTCTCAGGAGTTAAGGGGTCAGAGTCTCAACTGTCGGGGATGGGAATTGAACCCAATATTTCGAGCTTATGAGACTCGCGTGATCCGTTTCACTCCCCCGGCAACCGCCATTCCTGTTAGTCCGCAAGGCATGAAGCCTGTGCAAGATCAATCAGTTCTGGCGTAAAATCATGATAGCACAGATTTAGTTCAATGTTTCTGAACTACCGTCAAAATCCCTGTTAGCGATAGATTCTAAAGATTTATTTACCGCCTTCTAAGCGGACGGTCACAGGTTCGAGCCCTGTCGTACCCATTAACTTAAGATCCTTGCAACCGCGAGGGTTTTCCTATACCTATGGTTATTTTAGCCATTGGTTTGATCATCTTGAATGCTCTGGAATGTACCGGAATATGCTAGAACGTAATTAAGATTTAGTTCAGAACTAGCACAACCAATGAAAGGAAAATGGACTTTAGAAGAAGTGAATCAACGCCTAAAAGCCGGAAGAATCGGCGTTACAGTTTGTCAACGTGGAGACAGGCTTTCACTTCGTGGTACATTTCCGGCAAAACCAGGAATTGGTAAACCACCTCACCAACAATATCTAGCTTTAGGATGCTATGCCAACCCCGCAGGGCTGCAATATGCCGAAGCTGAAGCTAAAAAAGTTGGTGGAATACTGGCCCAAAAACAATTCACCTGGTCTGATTATCTAGAAGAACCATTGGCACCGGTTGGCGATGCTCAATCATGGGTTAGGAAATTCGAGATTGATTATTACACCCGCAAAGGCCGCACCCCTACTACTGAAACCACTTGGAAATCAGATTACCTGCCAGCATGGCAACTTCTAGAAGGGGAATTAACAGCGGCAACAATCATCACCGCAGCAGGTAAAACCAGAGCCAATACCCGCAAACGTAAACGGGTATGTGAAAAGTTGCTGGCATTAGCTAAATTCGCAGATGTAAATGTAGATTTAAAACCATACCTGGGGACTTATGGGAGCGCTGAAACCATGCCAAGGAACATCCCCAACAAAGCTCAGATTGAAAAGAGTAGAAATTTATTTACTGGCCATTGGCAATGGGGATATGGAGTATTAGCAGCTTACGGACTTCGACCCCATGAATTATTTTTCTGTGAAATCTCACCAGAGCATCCGTACTTATTAAAAGTTCTAAAAGGCAAAACAGGCTATAGAGAAGTTTACCCTTACCATCTAGAATGGGCTAAAGAATGGCAACTATGGGAGCAAGTCACACTCCCATGCAATGCTGATACGTTTAAAGAATATGGTGGTCGCGTGACCCGGACATTTGCTAGGAAGAATGTTCCCTTTACTGCTTATTGTCTACGCCACGCCTACTGTATTCGGTTGGCTACAGAATACAAAATCCCGGTTGCGATCGCTGCTAGTTGGGCAGGACACGAACCGGGAATATATTTAAAAACTTATCAAAGATGGATCGGGAAATCTGAGAAGCGGCGAATATTTGAAGAGAGTCAAAAATTAATTATGTCGTAATCCAAAAGTTTTTCTTACAAAAGTATAAAATCTTTGGGTTCCAATTGTGGTTATTTTTGCCACGGCGGGAAACGTTTTCCGTCATGACTTTAAATTGGTAAAACTGTTTAATATTCTAGTGATCCCTCATTTCAGTTGAATTATATCCGTTCCTGTTATCTAACCTGAGTTCGACGTAAGAAAATCCGCTAGAAAGCAAGTGGGAAGAGAGTTAGAGACTTTTAGCCAAAGAAATTTTATTCTCAATAATTAGTAATTATTGAGAATAAAGAAAAATAAGGGTAAACTCAAGTAAATATTTGTAACAAAATCTAAATTATTGTTACAAATAAATTAGGCGTACCAACGTATTTACATTCAGACGATAGATCCGTTTGACATATTTATTTACTGAAGATGTTCCAAAATACTTCGACCTATAACTTCTCCCAATTTAACAGGAACAGCATTACCAATTAATCTTCCTATGGGAATAACTGCTAAATCTTCATTAGGAGCTATGAATTGGTAATTTTCTGGAAAAGTTTGTAGTAATGCTGCTTCTCTCAATGTAATGGCTCTATGTTGTTCAGGATGTCCAAAACGACCATTACCAAAACCAAAACATTGTGTAGTAATAGTTGGACTTGGCTTATCCCATTCCATGCGACCATATACACTAGGATAACTTTTACCACTTTTTTTTGTATGACATTTAGCAATTAATTCTGGAGGCCAATCTCGCCAAGTTCCTCCAGGTTTTGAAGCCTGAATACGTTTAAGATTAAGATTAGATAGTTTACTGCATATATGAAGTTTATCAGTTTTAGATTTTTCACCCGCAGCTAGTGGTTCTAGATGTTCAATAGTTTTTCTAACTGTTTCGTATCTTCCTTTATTATGAGTTTGTGAAATTAAATTAATTTTACCAAATTTTGAAGCAAGTAAAACTAAACGTCTTCGAGATTGAGGGATTCCATAATTTAAACAATTAACTTCATAAGGCTCAATATCATACTTTAAACTTTCTAAATTCTCAATAAATTCTTGAAAAACTGAATGATATTTTAACTGAAGCACATTTTCCATGGAAATGATATCTGGTTCAGATTCTTTGACCAAACGGACAAAATCTTGTAAAAGTTTCCATTTAGATTTTTTATCATTATAACGTCTTGAATAATTAGAAAATGGTTGACAAGGCGCACATCCTACCAAAATTTTTATACTGCTTCCAGAAAAATGCTCTGCTAAATCAGAACCGCTAAGATTTTCTATATCTTGTAATATAAACTTCGCTTTGTTATTATGTTCATAAGGAAACCTACAGGCAGGATCAATATCATACCCAACTTTTACCGGAAGACCTGCTTGCTCAAATCCATGAGTTAGTCCTCCAGCACCACAAAATAAATCTACAGTAGCAATGCTGACAGTCATTTCTCTCCTATTTTTGAGATATATAGCCCAACTAACTAGACTAGCGCATTTGTCCTACTACTACAAGGTGGTGGACAGTCTGCATATTACAACTCACTTTGAGCTTTTTAATTTAGGTCGAACTCAGGTTCTGAATTAAGTGAAACTTCTCCAACAAATCTTTTCTATCTTTGATAGTTAGCGCGATCGCTTGACTCATCTTTTCCACCTTTTCGCCACTCAATCCCAAATCTTCACGGATAAAACTATCTAAAGATTTATCAGTTGATTCTAACTTCTTAATCAGAATTGTTGATTGAGATTTAGTAACTTTTAGCGGGTCAACGAGGCTTCTTTTATCCCGATTATAACCTGAGAAATTATGCAATTCAGGCATCGGAAACCACTGGTTAAAGCCACCATGAAATATTGCTCTCCCGACGGGTGACTGCTGACATAATTCCATCATTTTATCAGAGCTTATTTTCCTGTCTCCAGGAATGATTTGCGCTCTTAATATGTTTTCCGAAGATGGTAATTGAGTGTCAGAAATTATCACATAAGGAGTAAAAATTGACCTTGAACCTCCATCAAATCCAGTCCCCGAATTATGCCCATTGGAAGAAACACCCCAGATTTTGATTCCTCTAGAGTCGCCTGAACTACTGTACCCAACCATCTTGGAAACCAGCAAACTTAATGCCCCTCTGACATTTTTTAAAGCTGTGTTAGTACCAGCTAACTCATTAAAAACTAACAATTTAATCCCAGTTCCAGCATCAAATTCGTCGTAAGTTTTAAGGCATTTCTGAATCCACGACCAAACAAATTCTGGGGAGCATTTACAGATATTCAACCGGAATAAATAATCAACCCTGCCGTCGAAATAGCCAGTCTCTTTGGGGTCATCCTTGGGGTCTATAAAAAATACCATACAATTAGGGTGGATCTTCTTTACCCAGTCCAAGGCATTGCTGACAAAATAATCTTTACCGACTCCAGGGACCCCAATGATGAGGGAGTTTTTCAAATCCTCAGCCATCTTTTTAGCTAAGTCCACAGGCTCTTTATCAAAGGTGACAATATTAGTTTTGGTAATTGGTAATTGGTGATTGTTAATTGGTAATTGGTGATTGTCAGTTGTCGGTTGTCGGTTGTCGGTTGTCGGTTGTTCCCTGTTTCCTGTTCCCTGGTTTCTGGTTTGCAACCTGCGGACAGAGGGTGAGAATTGCCTAGCCGTTTCAACAACATCTAGAGCGTCACGGCCAACAGGGTAGCCGTTTTCTCTAGCCCAAACTATCTGCTTTATCACTTCTTCGTCTCCCACCTGGTTGCGAAATTGGCGTAACTTATCCCCTTTTAAAACATGGGCAATGCAGCCATATTGATTAATGGCCACCTCATTACGATTGATGTCTTGGGTTTTTTTCCAGGCCACCTGCATAGACCAGGCTGCGACCAGTAGACCAGTGGGAGGGAAACCGGTTGCGGATGCCGCAAACAACCCGCCAATTATGCCGCCGATAATGATGTACTGGGAGTTATCATTTTCAATGGCTTCGGCTGCGACAGATTGCCATTCCTGGGCAGATAATTGGTTTTGCTTGGGGTTGAATGCGGTCATTTTCTAATCCTTTAATTTGTTTTTCTGACAATAAAAGCTTCAAAAGCCCTTGCTACAACTCTTTTTCCCCTTTCAGTCCGCGGACTTCCTAGGTCATCTTGATTCAAGACTACAGCCGCATTTCTTGCTAAATTCTCTGGTAGTCCTTCAGCGGAAAGTGTCTCGGCATAGATTCTAGTTCTTGATTTTTCGATTTTCATGTTTTTCTCCAAAAAATAACCAAAACACAACCCAAAAAACCATCAACATCCTAAGGACGAAATTAATCCAAGGTCTAAGCGGAGACTTCCAAAATATTCGCCAATGAATAATAGAATGGGCGGTTTTTGAAAGTGGTACAATATCCCTAACTGGCATCTCCCTTTCCAGATTTTGATAAGTTAAATGATGAGCGTGATTGCTCTTTAACCAAGGGAATAAAATACAGTGATTAGATGTCATTCGCTGAACGTGCTTTGACTTCTTTTTCCACTCAGGGGACATGATGTAAACCAGGTATTTATTGGCCATTGCGAGTATGAGCTATCCGCATAAAATACATGGTTTCGCTGAACCAAAACAACAAATTAATGATTATTTCAATAGCAAACAAAGTAATCATTAAAAGGACAATGTTACCCCAGTCCAACCGTGTCCAGTCACCACTAACCAAGATAAACATCAACTGTCCAAATCCGCCTTTACAGGGAGGATAAACCACCGTGCAAATTAAGAAATCAATAGCATAAGTGAATAGTGCCAAGTTTCGGGCACTATTCATGGTCAGCGTTGGAAACCTGTTATACCAAGTTTTCAAAGCTGCTAATGCCGGATCATCTTTAGCATCAACCTTAAACTTTTCAGCCCCTTGGTTTTCGTTGATGATCACTTTCATAAATGCCCTATCCCTCTTCAGGAGAATTGGGAAAACTTCAATAGTTTGAATAATTCCCCACAGAATTAAACCGATCAGCCAGTGCATTGCTGAACCGAGTAATGCAGCAAATCCATTAATAATGGGAATCATTGCAATTATCTGAACTAGCGATTCATCTTTAGTTGAATTTCTGATTATCAATCGAACAGCTTGGGCGTAAGGATTGATATTCAGAAAAGCAAACCAGATACTAGCGAAGACACATAGCCAATAAAGAACTTTAACAACCTTATTGGCCTGAAACCTTTTATCTTGCATTCATTTTAAACCTCAAACATTTCTCCACTAGAATCAACCTTGAACCGTCTTACGACTTTTCCCTGTTTAAACCGAAGGATACAAGGTTCATTATCTTTTAATTCATTCTTGAGTTTAGTTTGAAGCTCCTTCCGTTCGTTTTTCAAGCGATTCAATTGCTGTTCTAGAGCGGCAATTTCAGACGATTTTTTTTTGAATTCTATAAACAGAGTTTGTATCTTATTCATGTCCTTGGCAGTGAAAAACGTTTATTAGCCCGTTTTTTAGCAGCATTAATTAATGTTTCATTGCCAGTAAAAGCCATTTCTCCTACTACTGGAGTTTTGTCTATTTCGACAATCACCCCAGTGTTTCCAAATCCGTCACATACTACAGCACCAGCCGATAAAGGTCGTTTCCTGGCTGCATCCATGACTGGTTTCCCTTCCTCCAATGCAGTCAAGCTGTCGGGAGAATTAGACGCAACCACCATGATGCAACCCGATTTATATCTGCTATCAGCAATCTCCCCTTGTGACTCAACAAATTGTTGAGTCGCAAATAACCGCATCTGCCTAGCGCTGTTGTTTTGTGTGAGTTTTTGCACCTCCCCCATTGCCGTCATATTGGACTTGATGTTGGGGGATGCGATCACTAAGCACACGCAGAACGCAAAGAAATAAACAGCATTTGCCGGGTTACGTTCTAGCCACTTCATAAACCTGCTGCTTTCAATCCGCTGGAGGGTTTCTTGCAACGATTCAGTAGCGATGCAGCCAGCTTCTGTACATCCTTGGTCGAAGTAACTTGGATAGTTGTTGGCTTTTTTTTGCCTTCTACCTCGGTAAAGAAAGCTTCGACATCAAATGTCGAATCAGCCGCCAATGTTTGCTGACGCTGCACCACTTGTTCTTGAGAAGTCCCGCCAAAGTCCTGAATGATCTTGTCTAGATTATCTGGGTCGCTAAGGATGGTGGCAATGGTAGCGATTTTCTGGGCATTCCTGTCTGTCAGTCCCATCAGAGATTGACTTTCAAGATCAGCCGTTACCTTCTCCATAACCTGTTGCTTTAGCTGATGCTTGAAAACGGCCTCAGCCATTCCCTCGCTTACGATTAATTCAACAACATTATTAAGGGTATTGGCATCAAGGTCTAATTCAATTGCTCTGTTTTGAGCTAATTCAATCGCTAAATTTTGAGCATCTCTAACATTGCCGCCTGGCAACTTCCTAGCGGCTTCTTGAGAAATATTAAAAGCCGCTTCCAAACCTTGAACAACTGCATTGGGGTATAGTCCATCTTGATCAGGTGAAGCTTGAATTTTGTTCAATGCTTCTATTACTTGAACCTCTGTATATTGTCCTTCAAAGTATTCAATCAATTCGGGTAAGGTGAACATAGATTATCCTCAATTATTTTTTTTGTAAATCGTTCTTGTTCGTTCAGATAAGCTTCACGGGTGAAGTTTTCAAATGAAGATTTTATAGTTTCTTCTACTATCCAAACCTTGCGAGTACCGTTATTTAATAACCCAAAATACTCGCCGATTTTTCCGATTACCCAAACTTGGTAGGGTACAATCGGGATTTGATGATCAGGGATGTCTCTTTGCTTTGCTAAATTCCTGACTTGAATAAATGTTAATTTATACTCTGGAATCTGCAAAGCCACTCGTTCCCATCTGTTCCAAGTCCGGCAGCACACCCCTATAATTCGCTGCCCCTGAGATTGAGACATCGGAAAACCAAGGGGATTGGGGGTTAACTCTTTTTGTGAATGTGGTTTAAAAAGTTCATTTCTCCACGACTTAATCATCGGGTAGTCAGTAGTACCTTTTTAACAGTCACCGGACTGCCATTATCCGTGTCATCAACCCTGTCATGCTGTCTATCAGCAGACAATCCGTTAACAGTTAACGGATTGTCTGCTGATATGGTTGGAGCGGAAAAAATCCTACCAGAGCCGCGATGAAAGCTAAGGCTTTGGAGTTGTTGACGGCTGTAAACTGGGTATGACATGATAGTTATGACCTTTTCTTTCGTGGATTTGGTTCAGAGTCGGTAGCTAAACTTTGGACGGTGTGGCTATCGGCTTTGCTATTTCTCTACTGTACAGCATCACTAGAAAAATGTCAAGTGTCACTAGAAATTATTTTTGGAGAGTCGAATAACTCCTGTACATCCCTGCCCAGCACCTTACAAATATGGCGTAACAGCTTAAAAGAGACGTTATGAGGTGCTTTAGGAAGATGAGGATATTCCATAAGCTGAATATACTGCTGTGAAACCTTGCCCCCGCACTGTACCACCATTTCCGCCAATTTTCGCCGCGATAACCTACCACGCATGGCTTTGAGCTTTTCGGCATGACTGCTTTGCCATACCACTGTATTCACCAAATCTAAATCAATCATAATAAATTCTTTACTAGCTTGACTTGACATTGTACCATTATTTTTATAGAGTCTTATTAGTAAATAGTAAGCATGAAAATCCTAAATGACCCCTAGACTTCTATTTTTGCGGAGGGAGGCAATATGAAGGGAGAGCTTCTCAAAAGGTTTTTCAGAGCGATCGCTAGTTCAGACCAGGAAGCGATTGACAAACTTACATATCTAGTTATAGAAGAAGAGCGCAGCAAAGGGCATACTCTCCTTGCTGACCAGTTAGAGAATATTACTAAAAAGAAACCTAAAGATCAAGCTCCCGACTTGATCAAACCTGTTTCCTCTCTTGCAAATGCCACACAAACGACAGGAGAAAACTTACAGGGTTTAAGCGAATTACCAACTAGTAAGCGTTTTAACCTTCCCCTGGTAACGACCATACCAAGGGATAAATTGCGTCATTACATGGTATTGCCTGAAAAAATTGAAAAGCGTTTTCAAAGAATTGAACGGGAGTATGCAGCAAGAGATAGACTAGCTCATCATGGACTGCGTTATCGACAAAAAATTCTCCTTTATGGACCGCCTGGGTGTGGAAAGACATTAGGAGCAGAACGTTTAGCTTGGAATACAGGTTTACCGCTTTTAAAAGTCCGGTTTGATGCAATGGTATCGTCTTTTTTAGGGGAGACAGCCAGTAATTTAAGACTTGTATTTGAGGATGCTGCAAAAAATCCATGTTTATTATTTTTAGATGAATGTGACTCAATTGCTAAGACACGAGAAGATTCTCAGGAAGTGGGAGAAATTAAGCGAGTTGTAAATACATTTTTGCAAATTTTGGATGAATATCAACCTCCTTCTGGACTTATGGTAGCTGCTACGAATTTGAATAAATCTTTAGATACTGCCCTTTGGAGAAGATTTGATGATGTGATTGCAGTACCCAAACCGGGAGAAAAAGAACTAGAATTTATACTAAGGGAAACACTATCTGCAATTGAAGTGGGATCTATCAACTGGCCAAGGATTATTGAACAGATGAAAGATTTTTCTGCGGCTCAAGCTGTGAGGGTTGCCCAAGATGCAGCTAAACGAGCGATTTTAGAGCGAGAGGGATTAGTGATTCAGGAACACTTAGAAGAAGCGATCGCTGAAATCAAGGTTTCTTAGTTTTTTGAGAGTTAAATTTTTGGTGTTTGGAGAAAAAAATGGTTTAAAGTTCTCAGTGTCCTAATTGGTGTACAATAATCCAGAATCAGCATCACGGCATCACCCACCCCATGAGATGATCATTCAAGTAGTCAGCACCCTTTTACAAAAATGCCGAGCCTCACTCTTACTCTCAAACTTAATTCTTATTGCTTGTCCCGACACCTCCACTTTCGCCAAGTTAGCCAGGTTTCGGAAGGCTTTGCCTAATGCCTTGGTCTCATGCTGTGGGGAAGAAATCAAAACTTCCTTAATGCAAAAAAACGTAGAACATATCACAATAGCAACATTGGGAAGGATGACTACTTTCTCAATTGTTCTTGATAAAAGGGTGCTTGCTGATATGAATAATCCCGTGATAGAGATTTCACCTAGACAACTAATATTAGTGCCGCAACTGGAGCTAATAAAAGAGTGCTTGGCATACGAAGGAGCTTGTGGAATTATTGGGATGTCAAACCATACAGGGTATTTCAGTAATGCCCAGATTGTTTTGTCGTCCAATGCCCATCCTAATGATTGGCTAGGCAAAAAAATGTCCGATTGGTGGATACAACCGGAACTCGACGAATACTTAGGACGACTTCGCCATGATGGAAAATTGGAAAATTACTCCTATGTAGCCAAAATGATGACGGGAGAAAATGCCCGTCTGACCGTTGATTCCAGGTTAATCGTCTGGAATGGCGAACCCGCTCGACTAGTGAAAACGATTTCCCGCGAACTCCTGAGCTAATGTCCCATAGAACAATCCTGCCCATGATGAGCAGGATTAATAATTCCACAGAATTGAATAATGTCCTCAGCATTACCAAAAGTTTCCCCAGTCTTGGGATTGGTAAGCACACTGCCTAAGAGAATCAGATCCGTTTCAAAATCCTCTGATTCTCTCCCCTCAGAAATATCAAATAAATCCGCAAATTCAACCCCACACTCCTCTGCCATTTGCCTAAGCGTCCAGCCCTGAGTCTCCAACTCCAATTTAATCAATCTAACTAAAACATCCATACTAGATCCTTTAAAACGCTCCGAAGCAACATCTATGAAATCATAGATGCTTAACGGAACTCCTCTATCGCAGGTAACGATCCGCGATGCAGCATCGCAACTAAAGTATTGAATTGTGGTATGCCTTGAGCATTTTCAATGCTGTTAATAGTCCTGTAGTTTATAGACATTCCAGAAACTTCACTGACAATTTCCCCGGCTTGGCGAAGCGTTATTTTTTTAAGCTCCCTTGATTCCCGGATAATTTCACCAAGCTTGGCAAGTCCCAGTTTAGTCCAGAATTTAAATTTTGTTGATTTTTCGACAAGGTTCATGTTTTCCACCTCATGCCTATTTTATATCAGCACAAGGCATAAGTCCTAATGCAACAAAAATCAAAATATTAAGAAATGTAACGTTTTCGCTTTGTCTATTGCGCTGGACAAAAATATGTGGGATATTGTCTATTGTGAAGCACAAAGGACAAACCCATAAAAAAATGGCAAGCAGAAAAAATAGCCAACTTCAAGTACGAAGCCAGCCAACGACTCGTATTCATCGTGAGGATAAAAACCGAGTTAACGAACTGGCCTCAGAGCTAAATGTACTCAATCTTGAAGCTTTACGAATCGTCCTAATGGCGGGTTTTGAAGCTATCGAAAACAGAACGGTAGATATACACAGAATTAAAGAGGAATTAGCAGCATGAGTTTAGCGATCGCCAATGCAGAAAGACCCGAAAACATTCAAGCATTAATTGATAAATGGCTTGAACAGGAACGGAACGGCGTTAGATTTCCAGTTGATTTTGAAACTGCTTGGTATATAGCCGGATATTCAAGGAAAGATTCCGCAAAGCGTAAATTGTCCAAAATGACCGAGGGGACTGACTTCCACAGGCTTGTGGAGGTTAAGCAACGCCATCAAAGAGGGGCGGTAGAAGTTGAAGTATTCACCTTAACTTGTGATGCCCTAAAACATTTTTGCTTATTAGCAGAAACAGAACAAGGTAGAGAAATTCGCCAGTATTTTGTTGAGTGCGAAAAGAAGTGGAAATTGGTTGAACAACACCATCCAGAAATTGCACAAGAAATTAATCTTGAACTTCGCAAGATGGAAATGCAAACCGAGATCCTGAAGCTGCAAAATGACAATCTCAGACTGCAAGGTGAATTACGGAACATTGACTCAACCATGATCACCCTACATGGTGTAGAACTAACCCTTGCACTCAGAGGTAAATCAGATCAACTGGTCCGAGTAGAAACAGTTGTAACCGAAGTTGTTAACCCAAAGACCGGAAACACAGACCGCATCCTTACCGCAGAACAACTCAAGAAAATCGTCAAGCAAAACACAGGTCAAACCATCCCCTCAATGAAATGGTTCACTGACAAACTTCGGGAGAAAGGTAGAGACGATCTACTAGTCCCAGTTACCCGCCATCAAATTAGCGAGTACGTCACACCGGAAACTCTAGCCGAAGCGATCGCCCTAGTATTCGGTGAAAATCGTCAACTGCTACTGGGGGAATAGGGGAATAAATGACAACCCTACACCAAGAAATGTCTACCAACCTAGCCAAAGTTTTACCAGTAGACATAGAGCTTATCAAAGAAGCAGTTCGCCAAGTTTTAGATGAACGTGGCATCTACCCTTCTCCACCCCAAATAGACCGACGGGAATGGTACGACACCAGCGAAGCAGCCCGATTAATAGGACTGAAAACCTCTGATTGTCTGCGGAAATATGCTCGTGACGGAGTTCTCCGAATGGGGATAGAAGTCAGAGACAGACGACTAACCAACAGGGAAAAACCCCGATACCAATTCCACATCGAAAAATGCAAACAACGGCTGGGAGTCCAACCCGCCAAACGAACCGGCCGTAAAAAAAGCGCGGCTTGACAGTCCACGCAATCAAAAAAAACATTCAACTCAGATTATGACCCAAATTACTTCACATCGTGGCAGTGTCCGCAAAATGTCTGTTGCCGAAAATCTTAACAAGCAGCAGAGAAAACTGGGATTAGGTAGAGGCGATCAATGCCTACCCAGCCTCGAACGAAACACAGACCCCAATGAAGCTCTAATCCCCTGCCTCCACGCCGCAGTATTAATGCGGATTCAGGAAATATATTGCCAGGGATTCATCAGCCAAGAACTGGCATCAGAAGCAAAAGCCACAGCAAACTTAATTGAAAAGCGCGGTTTCCATTACCGTAAAGAATTTCTAAAAACAGCTAGAGCTATGGCTATCCTCAGCTTTCAAAAAGATGGATATAAAGCATTTGGATTGTTCTTTAAATCGGAGTTAAACAATGAAATTCAGCTTTGAAAATGACCTAATTGAGTTCATAAAAGTTGAGCGCTCCTGGGAAGAAATAACCACCAAATTCAAGGAGTATTCGCTAACTGCAATATCTATTTGTCTCAGGCAATTAGAGGAAGAGAAAGTAATTAAGGTAAAAGTAAAATACCATGCAAACTAGCATTCCACCCCTAAAACTAATTCCACAAGAGCTACAAATTCCCCGTCCCCGCTCCACAACAGAACCAAAATATTGGTTTGGCGACAGACTCCTAACGACTAGAGGATGGGGAATTTGCAACGGACTTAAAAAATGCAAATCATTAAATGAGTGGCTTTACTACGTAGATTTGGATAATGCCACACATCCTCAACCATTCTTCACCAAAGAAATAATTCTTCGATGCTTATCCCTGCCCAACCTCACCTTATGTAATCGTCCATGAGCAAATTTATGATCTCATCATAAATTTGCAAAAAGAAGCCATCAAATATCTTGATGGTGCTAGAAGGCAACAAGCACTATTCTCGTAACCCTAAAGCAATTCTGTGGTTCATAATTCAACCTCAAAAATAAAAAAGAATGCCCGTGAAATTCGGGCATAGTAATTACTTCCTTGGATATATGAATACAACAATTGTACCGCTCCCAAAGGAATTACAGGATCATGAAAAACAACCTGTTCAACATCAACTGGCACTATTCACAGCTTCAGTAGAGCCAGAAACAGTCAAGACAACAGACAGTAACTTTCTAGATAACACAATTGAACACACGACTACTGTCTTGATAAGCCCAGAATCGCAATTCAAAAAAGGGGACAAAATCCAGTACAAACACCCCAAAGCAAGCGGGTGGGTAGAAGCAGTTTTTGAAAGTTTCTACATACCAGACTTAGCACCCAAGAATTCCCCACATAGCTTTATAGAAATCTTGGTCAAAGGCAAAGTGGTCAACGCTTACTCTCACCAAATCAGACCAGCATTTCACTAAAAAGAGGAAGATTACGAGGAAGATTACAATGCCAAATACAGCACAGGTACTCCAATTCATAGGAAGAAGAAACGGTTCTGTTAGAGTGCGGGAATTGCAGATATTTCCTTTTCCTTTAATTCAAAGTTTGGAGCGCTCCAAACTTATCAAAATACTGAAAGAGGGCGGAGAATGGAGAATACAATCTGTATCGGCATTTGAAAAAAAAGAGGAAATAAATTCAATAATACCCCGACAAGAGAAAGTCGTTGAAAAACTGCCAAAACCAATAAAAGGGGAGAAGAGAAAAACAGCTAAAGCAAGAATATCTCCTACTAAAATCGAAGAAAAAAAGCCGAAAGTAGACATAAAAGCACAGGTGTACTCTTTTATTCTAGCATCTGAACATCCGCTATTTTCCAAAGATATTTTGGCATCTAAAATATGTGCCAAGGTCACACTTCACAAGTACCTAAATCTTCTTATGGAAGAAGGGTCTGTAATAGCAGACGATAAACAGAAGGATAGACTTTATATTGATAAAGACAGAGCGCATCTACTCATTGAGTACGGCTTCTTAAAGAATCCAAGAAAATTATTGCACGTCCTTGGGGGTGTGTGATGGGGGAAACAATCAGAGTTGAACACTCCAAAGATTACACCATTATCTCAAATCTAGCCATTAGAGATGTTCGCTTGAGTCTTAGAGCAAGAGGTTTGCATCACCTACTTTTGAGCTATCCAAACGGCTGGAAAATAAATATCGACCATCTAACCGGTGAGTCGAAAATAGAGGGTAAAGATGCGATCGCCAAGTCGCCTAATTTTTTTATCTCAATTAATCGAAATTTCAATAACATTATGGATTTTGTGATAAGAGGTGCAAGATGGGTGTTTTAAAAGTTATCCAAAGCACAAAAGTGGTGTGCATTAACAGCAAGGTTTTTGAGTTAAATATCACACCAAATGCGTTCAGGCTTTATTGTCAGGTGTTATATGAAGCAGAAAAGCGTCAGGAAGATGAGGTCTATGAGATTGATTTTTTAGGCTGTGGGATAGACGATGATGGCGTAAAAATAGCGTATCAGGAATTATTCAATCTAGGACTTCTTGAATGTCTTGAGGGTATTGTCACGGTTGTTGATTTGTCGCCAACAAAACTAGATTCTCCTTTTGTAGTTCAAAAAAAAGTAGAACCTCCACAAGAAGAATTTGTTTATGTAATTCACGCCGTGGATTTGAATCTTTACAAGATAGGATGCACTAACAATGTAGCCAGAAGATACAAGGAGCTTAGACATCAGCAAATACCGTCAGATCTAGGATTAGTTGCAAGCTACAAAATAGAAAATGCGGCAAAAGTTGAAAATTATTTACATAATTTCTTTGCAGAAAAAGAAGCTCACAGTGAATGGTTTCGACTAAATCGTAATGATTTATCCCTTATTGATTCAAAACTGAAATCAATGGGGGGCATCCGTGAACCAAATTAAGGATCGCAGAGACTTTGCAATTGTCGTTCCCTCATATCTTGATGATTACGGATTAAGCCCTTACGAGTACAGGCTTTACTCTCACATAGTCAGACGCGCCGGGAAAAACGGGTGTTTTGAATCTATTGGGAATATTGCCAAACATTGCTTGATGAACGAAAAGACGGTCAGGCAGTCACTAAAGGTTTTACTGGGCGCGGGGATGATTGCAGTAGTTGAATCTAAAAAAGGTAAATCGGTAGTTTATGAAGTAACCCCGCATGAGGACTGGGTGACACCAGAAGAATTGCCAAACATACGGAATAAGCGCACCCCTACCAAATCAGGTACTACTACCCCTACCAAATCAGGTACTACTACCCCTACCAAATCAGGTACTACTACCCCTGCCAAATCAGGTACTACTACCCCTACCAAATCAGGTACTACACCCCTACCAAATTTGGCAGACGAAGTATTTCCCTCTAAGGAAATCCCTTTCAAGGAAATCCCATTAAGTGAGAGAGAAGAACCCCCTACCCCCGAAGTTGAGGTTTTAACTCCAAAACCAATAAACCCAGAAATCCAAGGAAGTGCCTTAGACCAAATCGGTTTCCCTGACCAATCAAAACCAGAATCTTTGCAACAAACCGAAAATCTTCCGTTAGGACAAAATTCCCCCGCGCCGCTTGCAAAAGCTGAAACAACAGCAGATAGAGTTAGACGCACTTGGCAAGAAACCGGAATGTTGCCCAGTATCCCGATGGAATTAGAGGCATGGGTACAAATAGACCTTGGGAGTGAGATCGTGGCTTCCTACCGCAAATCTGGCAGGGTTATGACGATAAAGCAAGGGGATATCCAACCCACTTTTGCTTCTTACGTGGCCAGCCAGTGGAAAGGGAAGGACATTGACTATGGCTACAGCTACATCAGAAGCCTAGAAAAAGACCCGACTAAGTGGGAGACGTTGGCTGCCTTGGTAATCAAATGGCAAGCGTCTAAGTCAACCAATAATCACAACCTCAACATTACCCAAGAGGTTGAAAGAGCATCAAAACCAGTAGTTGATTTTGAAGGAATAAGACTATGAGCGAACAGAGCGAACAGTACAAGCGAGCGATCGCCGAACTAGAGACTTTCTATGGTGGCAACGTTCTCAATGGGGGAATACTCGAAGCTACTTGGATGAGTGAAATGCAAAAACTATCCATTCAACAACTTCAAGTAGCGATCGCCCGCTGCTTCAAAAAGCATCCTAGAAAATATAACTATTTCCCATCACCAGATGAAATTTTGGAATTGGGTAGAGGTTCGCTACCTGCTGAAAATTCAGAAATCTATGAAGTTCGCTCAATCAATGATCATCTTCAACTACCTCCTGAAGATGAACAAGAAGCTTACAAAGATGTGTTGATAGAGCGGCTTTACCTATGTTTAAAACTCAAGAAAAGAGTAGGTAAAACTGAATTAGAAAAACAGGATTTTTATGAAAAGTTTGAGTCATATTCCATTGAGGAATTATCAAACTTGTTGGAAATTGAGCGTCCATGCAGAAATTCTACACACATAACACCTGAACACGCCGCAACTCCAGAAGCACAAGAATACGCCCGTAAACTCCATCAATTGATTACAGGAAAAACTTTATGATGGTGATTACCAAAGAGAAGAAGGATTTCCAGAACGTTTATTTAATCCAACTCACACTTTTTAAATAGGAGAAAATTCAATGACCGAATTATTTGAGCAATATTCAATCATTCACTTTAACCTCACCGAATCAGAGGTAGTTATGCAAATGGTTTTTCCTTATGGTGAATCATCAGTGGTATTAATTTCTTCTGATTTTTTCGCATTCTCTAGTGATAAAGAAGGGGCGATTAAAGCATTAGAAACAGCGATCGCACAAAACCAATTACTACCAAATCAAGAGGGATAACATGAACGCAGAACAACTCAAGATCATTGCAGAAAATTCACCCCGTAAAGCCGCGGCAATTCTAGGTGTTCACATCAGAAAGGTTCGATATCACAAGCAAAGAATGGAGGGGAAGAGTGTAAAACAGCCAAAAGAACCCAAAACAAACTACAAGAAATGGGATCAAGAAGAGGACAATTATTTATTAACTTTCGGGAATGGCTCAACTTATCCAGAGTTGCAGGAAGCGCTTAAAGCGTCTCGGACCCAAATAGACCATAGGTGCAAAATTCTTGGCGTTTCTCCAAAGAAACTAAAACATCACAAAACCCTCGCAGAAGAGGAAAAAGAGGTTTGTTTACAAGGGTATCCTCATCAAGTAGCGGAAAAGCTGGGAGTTTCCATCTCAACTGCTAGACGACGTAGAAGAGAGCTACTGAAAATGGATTATCGGCATTTTGACGCACGGACTTCAGTGCCATTACCGCCATCTACACCAACTAAATCGCTGATAAATTTTGTTAGTTTGAATGATGCTGAACAACCTAAAGAGCAAATCGAGGAAAGATTACACCATGTTTTGAAGGAAGAAAAAAACAAGATTGGGATTAATGAAATTTTGTCACAATTTCAAATGACCACCGGACAAATTCACCAGATGAAACTTATTTATTCCTACAGCCCTAAATCGGCTGTGAGATATTGCGAAGTAATCAGAGAATATGCAAAGAACAAAACCGCATATTCGCCAGCAAGAATTAGGAATGACAGATGAACCAATTAACTTTAGATTTTTCCGTACCAGAATCCACAAAACCAACTATGAAGCGCCATGATTTTGATAGGTACGACAGCCCTCACTGGTTCATCACTCATTTACCCAATTACATCAAGCTAGAGGGCATAGTTGGCGAACCATGCAAAGGCAGTGGGAATATATCTAAATTGCTTGGATTTATTAAGCACGTAAATCATGTATGGACTAACGATATAGATCCTAGTGTTGTTTCTGATTATCATCTTGATGCGGCTGATCCAAAATCATGGGAACAACTACCATATACGGATTGGATTGTCACTAATCCGCCATTCAATGCAGCATTACCAATTCTCAAAAACAGCCTAAATCATGCGCGGTTGGGCGTGGTTTTCTTCCTGAGATTATCCTTTGTCGAACCAACAGAAGAACGCGGACAATGGCTATTTGAGAACCCCCGTAACTTGGATTTAATTTACCCAAGATTTAAGTTTAGAAAGGATAAGAACAACGAACGGTGGCAGACGGATTCAGTGCCAATAATTGCTATGATTTGGCATAAAGATACGAGCGAAACAAGAGGATCTATCACTATCCCTCAATCGCATATCTTGGGGTTTCATAATAACCCTGAGAACGCGCCAAGTTTTGATAGGCAAGTGGAGATTTTGCAACAAGTTCAAGCAAATAATTAGGAGAAAAATAATCATGGATACATTACTAATTTCATTGCACCCGCGTCACAGTCAAAATATTGTATTAGGCAAGAAAACAATTGAGTTGAGGAAAACAAAACCAAGAATGAGAAAATCAGAAAGTCGTTTAGTCCAGAAGAAATCATTAGCATTTCGGAATATTCTCATTTACGAAACTACTCCTACTTCGGAAATTAAATTATATTGTCAGGCATGGGATTGTGGCGCATTATTAGCATCCGAATGGACTAAACACTCAACTGATTTATGCCTTTCTGCTGAAGAAATTGAGAATTATTTAGGATCTCGCATGGGTTACGGAATTAGAATTAGAAACCCTCGACAAATTACGCCTATCCCACTATCAAAAATGCGTGAGTTGGGTATAGCTCCACCACAAGGTTTCTGTTATTTAAATAATGAAATGATTGAAAGATTAGGGATTAAATTTAATGATTGATGACTTAATCCCCTGGAATCCCGCCCATTTCGGACATACAGACTTTCAAAAAGAAGCCGATGGTAACAGGGGCTTTTTATTGGCAAATATAAAAATAAAATGCCAATTATCAGTAATCTTCTATCACTCAACCCCGACTCACCCATAGAACTGTTTGAAGTCAGCGGTTATAACCTAGCTACACCATCAGAAACTCTTTACATCTGCAACTATACCGGGGTGTCCTTTGAGGGTCAAGAATATGCCGCTATTGGTTTTGAGTCTGAAGGCTTTGATTTAGTTGGACAAGGTCCAATTCCCACGCCGCAACTCATAGTTTCAAATATTGGGCGTGTCGTCTCTACTTGGCTGGCTGAGTGCAAAACTAACCCGAACTACCGACTAGAAGGAACAACAGTAAAACGGCGAATTACCCAACGGCAATTCTTAGATGGTGGTGAGAATGAAAATGCGGCGATCAAAGAACTTCCCCAGCAAATATTTGTAATTGAACAGATGGTCAGCGAAACCTATATTGCTGTTCAGTTCCGACTCGGATCGTCATTCGATGTCGAGGGTGTGACTTTGCCAGCCCGTCCGTTACTGCGGTCATGCTCATGGCGATATCGTTCCGCTGAGTGTGGATACTTGGGCGGTGGCTACACCCTCAACAATGCTCCTACCTCCAACGCTGCGTTAGACCAGTGTGCCAAAACATTGACAGCCTGTAAGGTGCGGTTTGGGGCTGCGGTGGATCTGCCGTTTGGTGGTGCACCGGGGTTAAATACTTATAGCTAATACTTATGTTGATATTGACGGTTTCCAGCCTGTGTGTTTTTGCGGACACAGAACAAGATCAAACATAATTATTCAAAATTTCTAATTCACTTAACCGGAAGGTGGCCACAAGATTATCAGTTTCACTAAACGGCGATATTGACTCCCTACGACGGGGGAAATATTGCCGCATTTTGTCTATGGCACTATTGAATTTAGAATATTCTGCGAGGGTTCTATCTCCTATTGTTTTAACAGAAACCACCCACTCATACCGCTGTTCTTGCTGACTATTCAGCATTAGCGACGACGACGAAACATTTTTAAATCTACCAATACTTACTTCCAGTCCACCTGTAACCGCGCCTTTTGGGGCTGATGGTGGTTCTACCCAAACAGCAGGTTGTCCGTTACCAAAAGTACCAAGTTCCTGCGCTAGTAAATCAACAATTGCGGCTCTAAGCTCTGGTACAGTGTGGATGTTTTTAATCATGATAATTTCATGGATTGCGACGCTTTCAATGTTCCACTACTAACAGGAACTTCATCTAAAAACCGTTGATTCAAATAATGTGCGGTTTGGATAAATGCCATATCTAAAGTAGTTTGGTAGTTACTTTTAAAAACTGCGGGTAAATTACTACCAGCTAACGCCCGATCAGTCCATCGGTTTCCTTGTCTCTCATGCAAGTCATAGGCGTAGGGTGCTGACCATTGCCAATCGGCAATGGTTACGGTTAATCGTGGTGGTGTCCAGCTTCTCCAGATTGGCATTTTATTTTTATTTTTCCCATATCCCTCGACAATAAGCATATAACCCTCTATTTTGAGGGTTTTTAGTCATCAAAAAAATATTTTAAAAATTTTTCCAAAACCCCTTGACAAATATTTGTTATCCTGTTACTATATAAGAGTGAGAGAAAAAACAACAGGAGAAAGAACAATGCTTGAATTAACAAATCAGAATCAGAGAATTATAGCTGGTTGCCTTGGAAATGGGGTCACTTTTGGGGATGTGCTTAATGATCAAACTGTGGCTCATGTTTCCTTTGAGGGGCAAATAACATGGCATTCTGATTACAAAAAAAAGATCGCAGAAGCTACTAAAAAACACATTCAAGAAACATCACTAGAATATCAAAAACAAGCCATGATCCCTCTTGATGCCATTATCAGCCCTAGAGATCACAAGTTTATGGCCACTTACCTATATAAAAATTCTCAAGGTCAATACAAACATTTAGCAGATATCTACTACCCCAAAGGCAAGGACAAAGGGGGAGTTTATCTCAAAGTGTGGGAAGGCATTGTGCCACCTGAAATACTGGAAGAAATGAACCAGCTTTATAAATCCAATGGAGGATAAAACCCAGCCCCCAAAAGGGGCATTTTATATCACGATAAAACCCTCAACTTTGAGGGTTTTTTATTGTTTAAAATTCGTGGCAGTCTGAGAAATTTTACTAACTTAATTCACGGTAAACTGTCACTTTTTAACTTTAAAAAAACTTTCCAAAACCCCTTGACAAATATTTGTTATCCTGTTACTATATAAGAGTGAGAGTTCAATAAAAGGTAAAAACAATGATTGATGTCTACTACAGTTGTCTTCTGGATGAAGAAAACTGCCCAGAAATCACTACAGCATCAAGAAAAAGGGCTTTAGAATTAGCTCAACAAAAAACTAGTAACCCTGTATCAGTAGCAGAATTTGAAAAGGGGGAATATCTGTTATTTTATGAGAAAATTTCAGTTGATGAGACATTGCCTGAGAACAGGGGATATACTATAGAAGCCATTATCAATGACTTAACTCCTCAATGTAGTGATGCAGAATATTCCTCTCATAGAAAAGTTAAAGTTACCTCCCAAGAGTGCTAAGACTGAAATATTTGTCCTATTCTTAGTAACCCAGTGCATAAAACACTGGGTTTTTTCATGTTGCCTAAGTCATCAAAAAATATTTTAAAAATTTTTCCAAAACCCCTTGACAAATATTTGTTATCCTGATACTATATAAGAGTGAGAGAAAAAAACAACAGGAGACAAAAAATGAGAGTAGCAGAAATTAACACCACAGAACTAAATTTAGACCCCAAAAGATTTCAATACAAACTAGTCCACAATTCAACAGGTGCTACTGGTTCATTATCAGGAATTGACTCCTGGAATATCTATTTGTCAGGAATTGTATTGGTGTGGGAAGATTTTGGAGACATTTATGTGGTCAATGGTCACAACAGAGTAACCCTGGCCAAAAAGCTGGGGGTTCAAAAAGTTCTCTGTAGGTTCATTGATGCCTCTACTCATGTAGAAGCTAGGCTAGTAGGTGCACTGGCCAACATTGCAGAGGGTATGGGAACTGCCATTGATGCAGCCAAGTTTTTTAGAGACTCATCATATACCGTAAAAGACGTAAAAAACTTTGGCATTAATCCCAGGTTAAAAATAGTGCAAGATGGGTTAAGCCTGTCCAATCTGGTTAGTTTCCTGTTTGATAAGGTTATTACTGGCACTATTCCCATTGATAAGGGTGTGATTTTGGGTAGTGTAGGGACCAGAGAACAGTTGGAAGTCTGGGAATTGATTAAGGATAAGCAGGTTAGCACCCCTGCATTGGATGAAATTATCGCAAATATCCTTAACCCTGCAACTGGGCAAATGTCCCTGCTTAACCTCTACATAGACAGTGATGATGAGCTAATAAGACTAGAGTTAATTGCCCTGGTAAGGGTCAAGCTACAAAGATCCAAAAAACTATTACACTTAGTCTCAGATAACTCTCAATTCCTAGAGTCAATAGGAAACAACTTAAATCACACTGGCAACACATCAACTGGTGAGTTAACTCACTATGTGCTACAAATTTTTGACCAGTTAAAAAATCAGAGTGGACCAGTAAGTGACATTCTCAGTAAAGGTGTCAATGCTATAAAATCAGGTCAATCAATGCCTGATGTGATAACTGTTTGTGTTAATGAACTAATCACAGTTATTCCTAGAATGATCAACCAAAAAGTTGCTTAACCAAAGGTTTAACCAGTTGACTACTTGTTACAAGTGGTCAACTTTTTTGTATGAGATAAAATGAATAAACATAAACAGTTATCAATTTTTGACTTGTTTCCACAAGATGAGCAGGTGAGAGGCAAGGCAACTGAAACTCACCCCACACCACCACCTAGAAACTCAGTAATTGGCAAAATGAGGGCTATATCAATCCATGCTCCTCATGCTTATGCAATTTGCCTAGCAATAAAGCCCTATGAGTATAGAAACTCTCCTACAAAGTTTCGGGGTTGGGTTTTGATTCATTCCAGTGGCAGCAAAGCTAGTGATTCAAGCTTTAAAGACTATCAGTTAGAAGACATCAGACACCTTGTTTCCAGGCAAGCTTTAATTGGTGCTGGTTTTATATCAGACTGCCAGAGGATGGAAGAAGGGGGCTTTGCCTATTTATTCAGTGAGGTATTGTTATTTGACAGCCCTGTTGAAGGGGTGAAGGGTTGCCAAAGCATATTTTGGGGGGACTGTAATGACCCTGCTAAAATAAAGGCTTTTGAGCAAGCTAGAGAAGAATTAAAGGCTTTTGATATTAGCCTTTAATGTCCTGTAAAATAGAGGGTAATTAGTGCCAATTACCCTCTATTTTACTATGAATTGGATATACAGTATGCGTCCCGATGTGGCGTTAATGGTGTTAGATAGCCAAATTAATATACTATTTTCTCCAATAAAAATAACCGGAAAAGTCGCAATTCATACGACATTTTATGAAGACAAGAAGGAACAAATAAAATGTGATCAAATGATTAGAGACATGGGGTACGAACCCGACCATATTCTCGAAGGTAGCTTAATGGGATGGGCAAAAGTTAAAGAGTGTATTGTTTACGATGACAATAGCTTTATGGCAGATTACAATAAGCACCGCTCTATAACGCCAAATTTACAGCAATTTAGGCAAGATAATCAATGGTATGGCGATGTTTTTGGAGTGTATTTAGAAAATATAAATATTCCAGCATTGCCGATAATCTGGATAGGGGAATACCAAAAACCCGGTACATGGTGGCAGCCCGGAGTACCGTTAGACTCCATCGGCTGCAAGATTTTATTTGCAAGTTAAGCGGCTCTTTGTGATCTTCGTCTATTGGCTATCTGTTTAATAAGTTGACCTCTAGCCGCCCTTGCTTCGCTAGGTCTAGGACGGACTGCTGGTGTTGGTGCTGTTGCTGATGCAGCCCTCCTAGAACCTCTGTTTTGATGGGGATCACCACTGGTGCTACCACCACCAGCATTGCCAGTCCTACCGCCACCACCGCCAGCATTAGCAGTAAGCCCACTTCTTCGTGCTTCTCTCATTGTCCTCCTAGAAGTTGGGTCAAGAAATTCTGCTGTCGAATAACGGTTTAGCCTGTTACGTCTTCTGGCTGGGGTATCATTGTAAGCATCAAAGCCAATCCTCATCCTCCGTGGCGTACCTTGTCCACCTCCAATACCTCTAGCAACGTTAGCAATGCCGCCTCTAGTGCTACCGCCACCAGCATTGCCAGTGCTACCGCCACCAGCATTGCCAGTCCTACCGCCACCAGCATTGCCAGTCCTACCGCCTCTTCGTGCTGTTTCTGCTATTACTTGCGGCCTAGTACGTGGATCAGTAAAATCCCCCCCTCGTTGTGCTGGTGTCATAAGACGGTTAATCCTGTTGAGAGTTCTAGGCACGCTATAAGGATCAAAGCCAGTCTTTATCCTTCTAGTCCGCCCACCTTGTCCGCCTCTAGTGCTTCTAGCAACGCCTCTAGCCATAATAGTCAATCCTAATTTTGTAAATAATTTATCTTTAGTTTTCCCAATGACGGTATTAGCAGAAAGTGATGCAGTTCACTACGAGTTACTGACAGATGAGAGCGAGATTATTGGCAGCGTGTTTGCTGTTGACCAGTGCGAGTATATCGAGATAGTTGATTTATCCGTTGGACAAGAATTTCAAGGTCAAGGTTATGGGCGATCGCTCATGCAGGTAATTCTTGACAATCACCCAGACACCATACTTTGTTTACGATGCAGCGCGTTCGACAATGGATTGAGTCAGGAAAACTTAGCGGAATGGTATAAACGGCTGGGATTTGTAGATGGTACGCCATTTCATCAAGGTGATGGGTGGATGCACAGACCTGTTTAGCCGTCAGCCTGGCGCTAACTTCTGGGAACAAGTCACACAATTCTTTGAGTTGAACGGGTGCGTAACGCGCTAACCACTTATAATAAGTTCCACACAGAATTTCTGGGCTACAATACCAAAGCGTCCGGGGAAATGGCTTGCCTTTTTTCTGCGGTATTTGGTGCATTGAGTAAATAGGTGAGATTGGTGCGTCCTCTTCCACTAGCAACGCCCAAACATCAATATCAAGCCAATCACCTATCGGGAGTCCACGCACATAGGGTAAATAGTCTTTTTTGTCCTGATCACGGAATTGAATTAGTCCTTCTCGACTAATTTCAAACTGGCGTTCCATGCCTTCCGCGCCGCGATTTCCCCACATACACATTACATTGGGGTTTCCATCACCATAATTATGCTGAAATTGATAGATGGCTTCGTAGGAAATGCTATCCCTCATTTCTCCCCAATCCCAAAAATTCAATGGTTGTCCATCTTTAGTTTTTAATCCGTAAGAATTACCCCAATCTAAATATTTTTTAATAATTAATGGAAACGGGTCATCAGTTAAATACTCCTCATAATAAAACCCGTTACCAAATGAATTGATATAATCCTCCCACTCTGGCAAAACATCATAGTGGTGCGGAAGTTCCGCACCGCAATCAATAATTAAATTACAATAATCAACCTCTGCTAATTCCAAAATTATTGCAGTTGCCATTGAGTCTTTACCGTACCCAAACCACAATCCTGGTATGACATCCTGATTAATTTTAGGATCATCATACCAAGTCCGCACACGCTCAATGGTTTTGTTCTTGAGTGCCTGAAATTCATCAGTTTTCGCCCGTTTCGCTGCTTCTATATATTTCTTCTGCGGCAGTGCTTTCGATATTTCCATCTCCCCAAATATCCCCTTCTAAAATGTTTTCAGGCCAAGTCAGTACATCTTCTTCTGTGCGCTGCACTTCTTCTTGGGTTTCTTCGCTGTCATCTTCTTCTTGGTCGTCACTTTCTTCTTGGGCATCATGGATTAATTTCTCCAATTCTTCTAGTGGTAAATCAGCGTCTAGTTTCAATTGTTGAATACAAGCAAGTGCTAATTCTCGCGCCATTCTGTCTTGTGATTTTTGCAGAATAGCAACAATAAATGCCTTGCAAATATCTAACTGACGGCGGACATCCCCCATTTTTGATAGGCGAACCGCGCCATCCGCTAAAGCTAAAGTTCCCTGAAATGCTGCCAACATTCCGTTTAAATCAAGTCCTAAAAGCCGCAGTTTTAATTCTTCGACAAACTCAAAAGTTAGCTCCCCTTGTTCAACTAAAATTTCACACGCTTGGAGCAAAGTTTTCCCTTCTTTGGAGAATTTCCCCGCGCCTTCAATTTGTGAAAGAATCCGACCATGGGCAGCATAAAAACTCTCACGGACAATGCTCTCAAAGTCATAATCTTGGGCATCCGTGAAAGCGTCGCGCCATTTCCCAGATAATCGTTTACCGTAGAGTCCGTTATTCTTCTTTGGCATTACGAACCAACCGGACTACTTGGGTAATTATCTTGTTGACTTCCTGCATCGCTTTTGAACGGCGACCATGCCTGATGTTGTTCTTTCCACATTTGGATTTATCGCGTGGTCCGGTTGACTTCTCCCAAGGCCTATGTACTAAACATCGTTGACGTGCGGCTTCTATAAACTCAGGTGATAGGTTTTTCCGCTTGTACCTTTTAGGCGGATATTTTTTAGCCCTGAATGACTCCAAAAACTTGTCAGAATCCAACGTTTTCGGCTGTGATTGCTCCGTCTGTACTGTCATTTATTGCCACTCCTAACTCGGTGCTCATCATGTCTACTATCTTTAGAATTACCTGACTCCGATATTGCTGAACCATGCCCTCAGTTGAGATGCCAATTTTGGGTGCAAGTTGGTCAAGTTTAGAGCGAAAATTAGCTAAATCACCCTTATCTAAAAAGATAAAAAACTGTGTTTGCTCACCCTTCCCGGTGTAGTTAATTGACTGAACTGCACCAACATCTGTCACATTTTCAGTTTCAACAATGACCTTTTCCGCAGGTGGTGGAGGTGTGTAATCGCTTCTACTGGGTGTTACGTCAATGGTAGTGCCATCTTCACTCATTTGAGGATTTGGGTATTTCTCGTCATCAAAATCGTAACCCGTTTCTTCCTGTTCCTCTTCCGGTTCTTCTTTGCGAACTAGAAAGGCTCGCATAAAACTGTTAGCAGTTGAAGTATCCCAACCCGCTGTTTTAATCTGTCTTTTGGGCATTTGTGCCAAAATTGCGGCAATTTTACCGGGGTCATCACGTCCATCATGGCTAGTATTGTTAAGTCGAAGCAGCGCCGACTTTTGGGATAGTTCATCGAGCGTGACGGGAACGACGGGGATAGCAGTCCAATAATTAGCACAAAACCGCTCTCGATGTTTTTCGGCTACTTTATCTCTCCCCGTCCCTTTGATCCACCGATCCCACTCTTTCAGGAAAAAATCTTCATCCTGTTGGCTTAACCAATCCGCACCCTGAACCCTGCCATGTCCTGAGATGAGGTAGCCGAAACTACCGTCTAGGTTTCGCTGAATTGTGGGGTAAATCAACCATCCAAAATCTAGCAAGCTGTCACGAATCCAAGGCAAATCATTCTCTTCTGAATGTTCGCGGGGATTTTCAGGGTGGAATTTTGCCAATACGCTGGAGATTGGTAATCGTAAAACTTCACTCATTTTTTAGCAACCTCGACGGCTTCCTGAGATTTTTGCATAGCGCTGTTTAGCAGTTTTAACGCCTCGTCTAACTCTGGTGATTCACCACAGTTCTTGATTAGGTAATCAGCGAGTGACGTAAATTTTGATGTAATCTGCCATTGTGATTGACTGGTACTCATTCGTTTTTTCGATAGATTTATTGAATTATTGATAACATAATTTTTACTCCATAGGTAAGCGGTGCTGTGGTCAACTCCCAAATAAGTTTCACACCAATAACTAGATTTACCGTTAGCGATCGCCTCCAAAACTTTCAGCTTCACATTATTAGAATAGCCACGTCTCCCATTTGGCAATGGGTTCTCCCTGAATTGAGTCTGACAGGACTTGCACAAATAGCTTTGTTTCCCGTCACGTTTACCATTTTTAATAGTTTGATAGGATTTGCAGTTTGGACATTGAACACGCCCCGCAATAATTAACTTTAACTTTTGTAAAGACTCAGATTTAATGCGGTGTAATTCCTTCAATTTAATATTATGGATTTGGCACAACATTTTGGCGGGGATATGGGTAATATATAAATCTTTGATGATTGTGGCGTGAAGTTCTGGCAACTTATCAAGCAGCGGGAGAATTGACTCTGATTCCTCTGCTTGCTCCGTTGTCAACTGTTCGGGTAGTTCAGGATTATTTTGATTGCAAGCTATCGCCGCCTCTTTGGCAACTTGTAAAGAGATATTTAGTTCAATGGCCGCTTGTTCATAAGTTACGCCATGTTTTTGCGCGTGTCGCTTCAATTTTTGGTGGGTTTCTTGGAGGGGACGCGGAACTTTTACCATCCGCGCTTTATCCCTGACAAATTGCGCCATTGCACCATAAATAAACGGCACGGCGTAACTGGAAAGTTTAATTTTCTTAGTAGGGTCAAACCTCTCCACCGCTTTGATTAATCCCTCCGCCCCAATTTGTATCAGGTCTTCTCTTGGGACTGTGCAGCAAGCGGTCATTTTACCTGCTATATGACCGACTAGCCCCATGTTAGTCTCAACTATTTTGTTTCTCAGTCGGATGTCCCTGGTTTGGTGAAAATTAATTAAAAGTTGCTGATTGTCTAAGTATGCCGCGTCCATTTATCCCAAATTTAGTAATAACTTTTAAATTACCCAGTCCTGGCGTGTTTGTCACTGACCCCGAAACAGGAAACCCTGTGCAAACTACAACTGATGTAGTAGTACAAGCATGGATGGAGGGTAACGCCGCAGTTAAACCCGAACCAGGGCAAAACCCAAATGTAGTTAACTTGCGCGGGTATGCTGTAAAACCCCGATTACTGCCAACTGAGTTGATCCGTAAACAGTCGGAAGCATCAGCCGTTTATGTTGACCCATTGACGGGGAATGAGCAAACGGGGAAATTTACGCTACAACCGCAGTTTGACGGAAAACGCCCCAGAGTTACAAAGGCTTTAGCCCGTGCTTTGGGGTCTGAATTACAAGGTACTTTTGAGTTTAGTTGAACATTAAAAGCACCCTTTGAGGCGCTTTATTCACAAGGTGGAGAAATTCTTGCCTTACCTAATGGACATAAATTTTTTGACTCTTAACTTTACAACAAGCAGGGCATTTTACACCCTCCAAATCTTCCCGTTCCGTACAAATTTTGATTTGAGAATTTACTACATCTTCATTTAAATAAAGCATAAAAAATGGGGTGATAGTTCACCCCATTTTTTTAACCTACTTTCATGCTTTTCTTGAATTTACTAGCATTAGTACAGGTTGTTAGTTGGTTAGTAAGGGGCGTTTTGAATCAACCATTGAATGTCCCCCTCATAGAGTTCCTGGTCTTCAGAGAACTCATTAACAAGATGACAAGCTTTGACAGCTTCACCTAGCAATTGTTTTGTTTGGCTCTGATCAGACATCCAAAATGTCCAGTTTTTTTGATTACCTAATTCAACCATTTTTGCAAAAATTTCTTTTGCATATTCACACACTTTAGACCCCCATATCCAAGCACATATTAAATCAATTTCTACATTTTTCATGGTTTTACCTTTATTTCTCAACTCTCACTCTTATATAGTAACAGGATAACAAATATTTGTCAAGGGGTTTTGGAAAGTTTTTTTGAAAGTTTTTAAAACTTAGGCAACATGAAAAATGGGGTGATAGTTCACCCCATTTTTCACTTAAAAACTTCTAAAACTTCCATTCTTGTATATTGGCTTGTATTCTACTGGTACTTCAGGATATTTTTTATTACCCATGATATCATAAAAATACCAGTAGTCAATTTTGTATTCTTTTTGTTTTGGTCTTTTCAGTACCACCCACTGTCTACTCTCCACTCTTAATGGTCTCCAATCTATTGGAGTAACAGTAACCCCTTTTTTTAATTTCTTGGTTCTATCTTGATAATCAACCCAGTCTATTCCTAATTGCTCACAAGCTTCAGTCACTAGCTGATCATCACACCAATTAGTTGCACCACTTATGTCAATTGTGATCTTTGTTTCTTCTGTGGTTTCAAATGTAACAAACATTGCTCTTTCTCCTGTTTTTTCTCTCACTCTTATATAGTAACAGGATAACAAAATATTGTCAAGGGGTTTTGGAAAGTTTTTTTAAAATATTTTTTTGATGACTAAAAAACCCTCAAAATAGAGGGTTATATGCGTTATTCACCTTGTTTTTCTTTCTTCAATTTTGCCCGCTTTAGTCGCATATACTCTCTCATGTACTCTCGTTTGGCATCCTTGCGTTCGCGGTCTAATTCGCGTTCACGTTCCCTGACTTCAGGCTTCTGGCGATATTTCTTCCTCCGTGCCTTACCTTTTTCAGATCTTTCGTAATTCCATTGAGCTTTTCTTAAATTCTCGTCCATCGTGTTATACTCCTAATATTCCTGTTGAACTCTCACAATTTTCGCAGAGAAGACATAGCACCCCTCATGAGGGGTGCTATTGGTTTAGGGTTTCACTGTTTTTGACCTCTCTACATTTATATAGTAACAGCCTAACAAATATTCGTCAAGGGGGTTTTGGAAAGTTTTTCAAATCAGGGGAAAGCTTGCTAAAACAGGATAAATATCAGTATGGGCAAAGCGTTAGAGGTTTTTGAAAAAACCTGTAAAAAAGGTAAAGCTTGCGGAAATGCTTGTATTTCCGCGCTTAAAAATTGTGCATCAAAGAAAACTGGGGAATCCACCAAGGAAACCGGAAAATCTACTAAGGAAACCGGAAAATCTACTAAGGAAACCGGAAAATCTACTAAGGAAACCGGAAAATCTACTAAGGAAACCGGAAAATCTACCAAGGAAACCGGAAAATCTACTAAGGAAACCGGAGAATCTACTAAAAAGACCAGGGGTTCTACTAAGGAAACCGGGGAATCCACCAAAAAAACTGGAGAATCCACTCAACCCACTAAAACCACACCTATATCATACAAAGTCGATTCTTCGGATCATAAGGCTTTGATGAACATAGGCAAGGATTTTTCTGATCAAACTATGGGGAAAGCACTAAAAGCATTACAAGATGCTCAAGCTGAGAAAAAGAATTTCTTTATGGACATAGAGAGGAATAACAAGAAAACCAAACAAGGAAAATGGTTCAAAAAAGATGAAAAACACGCAGCAAAATTGGATGAGAAAATGTTACTTGCCCAGAAAGAGCTTGAAGCGGCCGCAGAGGGAACGTTACAGAAATTAAAAGCCCATCATAAAATTGATAGAGAAGATGCAGAAAAATGGGCTAATTCACTTGTTTCTGACAAATTCACGCTCACAGGTAAAGACAGGGAAACAACTTTGACTGCTTTAGCGGATGTTTATATGATAACAGGCGGCATGGGTGCGACAGAACTAAAAAAAGTAGTAAGTACCGATACAAATAGAGCCTTTGCAGATCCATACACTGGAGAACTAACTTTAGAAAGTAAGGGTCTAAAGATTCTTGGCAAAGAATTATCTCCAGAGGCTGAAAGTAGCCTTACTTCTCGTCGTGAGACAGTGTTCCACGAATACGCGCATTTTTCGGAATTTGAGAATAAGCAATTGGCTGTCGCGTCAAGAAAATTCATTGAAGATCGGGCTACGTCGTCTGAGCTTATGAAAATAAATGATATAACTGGATTCAGCGGATACAGAGATAATGAGATGGCATTCCCAGGCAACTTTATACACCCCTATGTAGGGAAGATATATGGTCCTTCGGGTACTTGGACTGAGGTTGTTTCGATGGGAGTTGAAAGCTTTAAAACTCCCTTTCAGATGGCTTCCTTTTACAGGCGAGATCCAGAGCATTTTAATTTTATCTTAGGAGCGATTTTACATGAAAATTAAACTTGAATATTGCCCGTTTGGTGACATAGGCAAAAAAGAATTTACTTTAGCAAGTGTTGAAGTTGAGACGGAACATAATGATCCTTTCGAGTTCATTAATCCTGTTGTAAAAGTTCAAAGTTACCCAGCAGCAAGCGACCAAAAAAACAAGCTGAAAGCCGCCGCAGAAAAAGTAAGTGTCAGACAAAGCATAGAGAAAAGGGCTTTAGACGCTTGGGAAAGAGAGCTTGAGGTTTCGCGTGGATATCAGGGGCATTCTTATTCCCCGAATAATCTAGACCTGTCGCACGCTGTTTATAACTTGCCTTCTTTTAAGGTTTTGAGTATAGAAGGCAATGAAGACTTTAAAAGTAAACTCCCGCGTATTCCGAAAGGAGCGGTTTCATGAGCAGGTGTTTTAAATTCTCGTCCATTGTGTGTTATCCTTGTTTTATTCCTGTTGAACTCTCACAAATTTCGCAGAGAAGACATAGCACCCCTTGATGAGGTGCTATGTCTATATTTAGGGAAAACTCCCAAAAAATCTTATAATGCCATCCTGGGGAACATTACTAAGCCTTGAATCCACGATACAGCAAGCCTTGGCGGTAGAATCACAAGGTGAGAGTAAGATCACGCTGTTTGAAGAATTTGAGCCTAATCCTGGCGGACAAACACGGTTTTTAGAGATAGCTGGCTGGGATAGCACCAACGATTTACCGCAGAGATGGACAGGCTTGCTTGGGGGTATAGGCGGGGGCAAAAGTTTCGCTGGTGCAATTTGGGCGTGTTCCCGTGCCTTACTCGCACCTGACGCTAGAGGTATGATCAGCGCAAATAGCTACGGGCAATTGAGTAGAGCCACACTTCTGGCATTGGTCGAAGTTTGCCGGATGTTCAATATCCCCCTTGAACCTTGGCGTGAGTCGGCAGAAGATCAGGCATTAGCGATCGCCAATTGTCAACGCTGCTATATCGGACCGGATCGGGCGTTCGTTTACGTTCTGTCAGCGTCAGCTTTTAGTGGTTCAACTCAAGCGGGGCGCGGTTTACAAATCCGGTGGTTTTGGGGAGACGAGTTTGCATATACGCCGGAAAAGGCATTTTTAACAATTGATGGAAGATTGGGGCGTGGTCCAGGTACGCTCAAAGGTCAAGGAATATTAACCACGTCACCAGCCGGATATAACTATCTGTGGGATAAATTTGGAGATCCGACACGCAGCGACGACTTAAGACGGATTTACCAAATTGTTTCAATGTCGTCACTGGAAAATAAAAAATATTTAGGGGAGGATTATGTAGCTTCACTAGAGGCAAACTATAGCGATGAACTGTACCAACAGGAAGTTATGGGGCAGTTCATCAACACGGTACAGGGTTTAATTTACAAATACTTTGACCGCACCAAACACTCGTTCCAGGATGAAGATGCCGAACTACTGGAATATGACCCGAATCTCCCTCTGCTGCTAACCTTTGACTTTAACCACACGCCTATAGTTTGTTTAGCAGCCCAAAAACGCGGGAACGAAATTCACTTTTGCAAAGAGTGGTTTATGATGGACTCCGATATTTGGGAACTGACGGAAAGTATTGTGGATTGGGTGGAGAAATACGGCATCCCCCCAGAAATACAAATATTTGGGGATGCCACCGGACGCGCTAGAACTGCGGCTAGTCGGTTAAGTAGTTGGGATATCGTGTTTCAGGGCTTAGAACCACTAGCCGCAATGCGTGGCAAAGGTTATTTGGTTCGGAAATTTGCAGATGCCAACCCATTTGTTGTGAATCGGGTCCATTCTGTCAATCAATTGTTCCGCCAAAATCGCTGTTATGTCCACTTTGCGAATTGCCAAAACTTTATCAAGGATTTGGAACAGGTGACGTGGAGTGATGAGGGTATCAATAAAAACGATAACCCGCTACTCTCTCACCTGAGTGATGCAGCGGGTTATCTGATTCACAGTATTTATCCGTTTAAGAAGGAAACCAGGGAACGGAAAACTGGTAAACGTAAAATTAGCGGACTCGCAGGTTGAGATACCTAATGGCGAAATTACTCCCAATCAGTAACGTCAACATCAATGATCTCTGTCTTGTTCTTTGTCAAAAAGCTACCAATGCGGTAACTTATTTTGTGCTTAAGAACGATAAGAAAGTAGAAAGTCCCCCTAAAATTAAACAAAAAAGCATAAGATACTGCATCTATGACAGACACTATAAATGATTTAGGCATTAAGTTCTGGTAGCAGTAGTCCGTATAAACGTCTACCATCTCCAAAGTAGAGTATGTGTCGTATTGTGGGAATTGACGCTTACATTCATCTTCCCACGCTCCAAATGCTTTCATAGGTTCATAAGTAAAAGCATACCGGAGATACCACCAGCCGAACTTCATTCTTTCCATTGTTTTAATCCTTACATTTTCCTTTTTTAATGCAATCTCCTGTTTGATCGTCACGGGCTGCTATTGTGGGATTAGCAATATTGAGAATTGTTAAGATTGCTATTAATGCGATCACGATCTGTTTTAATTTCATGGTCACTCCTGGTGATAGGGGTAGGTTTTGCTTGGCGGCTGCCTTCCCTTTTGAATTGAATAGTTTTATGTCATCGCGGACGGGTTTTAGAAAGAATCGGGATCGAATTTTTTGTCTTCTGTTGATTTGAAATTTTTGATTAGATCCAATGTAAATACGGCAATATTCGCTTTGTGCTTATGGCTTTTCCCTCTTTCACGTATTGCTACTAGCAGCGGCAAGATTTGTACCTCCAGGGGTGGTGGAATTAAAAGTTTTGTCATTTCAGTAAATAAAACTTCAATTTCCCAGTGAGTAAATTTACCGTCGCTATTTTTAGCAATTTTTTCAAGCCAAAATTCTAAAGATTCCATTTTAAAAGTCCTCCTGTTCTTGTTCTTTCTTGCCCCCTAAAAGCTCTAATTCTCCAACTAAAATTACGGGTTTTGACCGTAATTCGCCTGTGCTTTTATCCGTCCATTCCTCAAATTTTATTTGTCCAAGAATGCCGATTAATCCGCCCTTGCGGACATAATTGCCCATCACCTCAACTGATTTTAAACTCAGTTACTTTGGTTTTAGTGCCGTTACTTTTACTTTCTTTGCTGATAATGTTGATTGCACCAACCAAGACAATAGCTTGATTCTCATCAAGTTGCGCTATTAATTCAGCTAATTTGCCAAATCCCACACACTTAATCTGTTTGACAGACTCCGATTTACTAGCATTTTGAAATGCTAGTAAGAACTCAGACATAGGTTTGTTGTCATGGCTATATCTAAGTTGTGGAGGGGATGAAATGATGCCCGATAAAACTGCGTTATTCATTTATAGTCCTTTGCCGTCTAAATCCAAAAACAATATTTTCATGATGTTTAGCGGTGGCGATTCCACCGCAATTACTTTACTTATTTAACAGCCAAAAAGGAAACTAGGGAGCGGAAGTCAGGGAAGAGACGGGTTAAGGGATTGGCGGATTAGCGTGAAACATGGTCAGTGTAGTTTTCTGTATTATAAAAAGCGTCTAGGATTTCTCCAACAGCTTCATTAATTTTTTCGATCTGCTTCTGCCTAAATTCTAAAATCTTTTGACAATAGGCGGGATCGTCAAACTCATGTTCTCTGGCAACATCCGCCAAATAAGATAATGCGGACTTAATAGACTCATGATCAATGCAATCAATTTTTGGATATGACATGATTACGCAACCTCTGTTAAAACTTTAGGAAACTCACCTCTTAACACTTGTTGCCATTTTTGAACCGATGTTAAATCAGGGGATTTAACATTTTCTGTATAAGAATGAAGTGCCTGAAATTCATCCACGCCCTGAGAAATTGCCCAGTCAATGCACATATCTTTAATGAGTTGTTCAGCAGACTCTAGCTCTTTAATTGATGGAACTTGATAACTGGACAGCCAATTTATAACCCAGGCTTTCTCAACTTTCAGAAATTCCCTGATTTGCTTAATGGCATTGCCAATGGACAATTGTCTGCTGTTGACTGATTGTCTGCTGTTGTAGGTTTTCTGTGCATCCTTTGCGCTATTTGCATCGTCATCTTCATCAGCCGTGATTGATAACAAAGCACAAACAGTATAGCGGCGGGCATAAGTCAAAGCCGCCCCTTTCTTTTGGCTATCCTGAATATCAGGAAGCTCATATTCACTGGTCAAAAATTCTCCTGACTCATGAAACAAATGAGTTTTTAATATGCTCCCTTTCTCCATGACTTGGACAATTGCCAATCCATGTTTACAAAGCACTGGAGTAACAGCGTCTAGAACTGAATCTAGAGATGCATAGGACACTTTAAAATGTGGATTGATTTTGTCTTTTTGTATGGACGGGAACTCAGCCCGTGCTTTTATCAATGCCTTAATTAGTTCAATCATTTTTCACCTTTAAAATATTTTTGAATAGGGGCAATTACGCCCCGTTTAACTAAGCTGCTACTAAATGGGTTAATCCGATCAATTCCTTGGCTACAAGCTGCCAATCATCCTGATAATCCTCACCATTCATAGTCCAGCCATGATCATCATTCAGGAAGATTGAACCAGCGATCGCCCCATTAATTCTGAGTGTGTAAGATTGTCCATGATCATGGACAAAGTTTGAAAACTCGATATTCATGCTTATGTCTTCGATAATTGGCTCTATGCGACCAGTGGCACTGTGCATAATCACATTATTTACATATTCATCTTTGATGAATTGTTCTGCCTCTTCATACGAACTAAGAGTTTTTGATTTCTTTACCATTTCTACATTCCAGGATTGATCTAAATATATAATTTTGGCAATGACATGATGTATGTTATTGTCGACGATGGCTTCATAATAGCCAAAGTCTGTAGGAGAAATAAAGCTGATTCTGGATGCTATTGCATTTTTAACAGCGAGTTGATGCTTGCATTCAGCGCCTCTAAAGTGATTATCCCCACACTCACAGCGCTCTTTTGGGATGGGGTGAGCAGGTGTGACGGTGTAGTAATTGCCATTCTTATGGTTGAGAGTGACAAACTTCACGAAACCATTTTCTGTGTGTTGCTCGATAACTTCTACAGATGCGGCTTTTTCAGCCTTTGTTGCGGCTTGCACTTCTAACTCAACCTCTAACTCTTGTTGAGCCAAGGTTTGACTATCTACGAGTGTGTAGCCCTGCCATTTGCAGTGGCGTTCTGCTTGTTGGTAGGTTGTGGTGCGGTGGACAATCTCACCATTTACCAAAACCATGTAAGGCTGGGTAGAACCCTCAAAACTTTCACTTTCAAAATCAATAGTTGCTTCTACGACTTCAATTTTTTGAACCTGGGCGGATTGATGCTCAATAATGGCATCAATCCAATTTTGAATAAGTCTCTTGTCACCTGTGGGCAATACTCCCAAGTCAGAGGCGACTTTTTTAACTTTGATCATTCCTCTGTTGAGGAGTTGTTGACTGGAATAGGTTGGATGTGCCATGATCAATAAAACCTGATTGGTTAGAAAGCAGTCACCTTGTCCTGAGAAAACTTGTGGCTGCTTTTGTTTACTCTTCTACTATAGCTGGTAACTATAGACTTGTCAAGAGATTTTCCAAAAAAAATTTGAGACCTTGATCTGTAAGGCTTCGCAGATTTTAGCGAAGGTGTCAGCCCCTACTGTTACCTGTTTTCGCTTCAATAACCTGGGGTTTTCGATTTGCTGGATATAACCCTCGGCCACTCCAGCCATTTGTGCCAGCTTGGCGCGAGATAACCCTGCGGATTCCCTGTGTTGCCGTAACTTGGCGGCGTAATCTTGCCCCCAATTAAAAGATGCAATAGGCGTAATGTCCATCTCAATGCTTACCTTTATTTCATAGTTCATAACTATAAAAATAATTCCTTTTAGCGTCACTGTCAACTATAGCCTAATCTTGCTCATCCTCATCTTTTTCTTCAGGATGCAGTATTCGCGCTATCTTCAAAGCAATCGAGTCTTTTGCGCCTTTTTTTCATAGAATTTCCTCTTGACACTCTCAGGGTTAAATCCGCTGAGTTTTACGCTTACCGCGAGGTCTTATAAAAACTCACCCAATTGATAGCCTCTGTCCTGCAGAAGAATTAAATAATATTCCGGTATAAGGGTAAAGCCGCGTTCTAATAGTTTTAATATTATTTGATGGCCGTAGCTGGTAGCCGTCTTTATCTATTTTTGACGGGTCTAAACTAAGTTCTTCAAATTCTGCGAGGATTGCTTGCACTCGCTCAACTTGAGCCGGCTCAAGATTAATTTCCTCTATTGATGATTGCAGCCTATTCTGGATTGAAGTCCCATAACTGAATAAATCGGGCATAAGACGCGACTGACCACTACCACCGGATACTGCTGTGCTATTCCGTAAGGTGATTTCGTACACTTCGTAAAGCAATCCAATTTCGTGATCAGTCAGAGTCATGATTGTTGCGCCTCGTAGCTAATGTTGTGATACCCAGTCCAGGAAACTACTGGGATTTTGGCAATTAGATCCCCTACATCGGCGTAGGGTCTGCCGTCTCGAACTTCCCTGGATTGGGCTGTTGTCAATCCCAACTTTTCTGATAAATCTTTGATTGATGCGGAATTGATTTTAATTAGTTCCGCGCTGGGTTCTGTGGGTGCGGGTTGTGGTACAGGCTTTGGTTCATCGGGGGCGGTGATTCTGTACCCCATCGCCAAGAAGTTGTTCACCTGCATTTCAGGGACTTGAACCCCTTGCCCATCTGGAGAAAAGAGGATAGGCATAATTTAGAGGGATAGGATTAAAGCGCATTTACGGAAGTCGGAAATTTTAGAACCAGTCAGCATATAGTAAGCATTTTTCTCGCTTACCGTGCCAGTATCATAATTCCCCCTAAAAACCTGAATTGTTAAGTTCGTGTCAGAGTCGGTGACACTTGCTCCTACCGCACCTGATCCAGGAGTAGGTTCAGCAATTCGGCGGGTGGCCATTAAAATACCTTCACGATGGTTGACGGTATTAATGGACGGAATACTGGGGATGCTGAATAAATCAGTGCCAGCAACAATATCAGTCGCGGTTAATTTTGTGCCATTGGGGGCAAAAGGCACAAAACTAACAACGGGGGCAGTGGGAGTGGCTCTACTGATCCTTAGAATCACGCCAAAAGCTTTGACTGTATTACTTGTACCGATTCTGGCGATTTGTCCTACTGCGACGCTGTTTGATAAAGCGGTGGTACAAGTCAGGGTTAGGTTGATAGCGCCGACGCTGGTAGTAGTAGTGTTATCAGCGTAGGTAAAGTCAGTATTGGATGCGGCTGATGCAATGGCTAGAGTCGCTTGTGTTCCGGCGTTGGTATCCAAATCGGTAATCGCACTCTGGGAACTGATGACGTTGGATGCGCCGATGTTAAACCCAAAACGGGGTATGAAATTTCTCATACCGTCTTGAATCATTTGTCCACTACCAATGGTGGAGGCGGCAAAACCAGTTACCGCAATAGAGTCGGACAGGAACGCACCACCAGCCACAGGTGAAATTAGCGCGAAACGGTCAGCCTTGGGGACATTCTCTTTATCCAAAACCACACCCGCACCAGTTAGCCCGCTGCTATTGAAGTTGGTTAGTTGCCCGGTGGTGGAATCTACACACGCAGATAAACCAATGGGAGCGTTAGCACCTAAAGCCACAGATCCGGTTGTTGCCGTCCAAGTGGTAAACAATGAATTCATGTACTCATCGTTCGGCGTAGCGATCGCATCCGCCATTTGAGATCCAGTTTCTACCAAGTATCTCTCGATACTTTGACGGGGGTCTAGCCCGTAAGTCACCCAGCCATCAAACCACAGCCGCTCTAAAGCCACCGTACCGGAGAAGAAACCAGCCTCGGTGAAAGTACCAGCCGCAACGCGAGGGTTTAAGTCTGTAGCTCGTCGTCGTCTTGGACGGCGGATCTTAACCTCATTGCCAACTTCAAAAGCACCGGGTTCGTAATTTGTAATACAAACACGGGGATACATCGCCATTAAGTTCAATTGCGTTAACGCGCTTAGGGCAATGCGAGTTTCTAAAAGTGCATCGTTACCGGTAAATTGTGGAGGCATAAATTTTCTTTGTAGAAATTACTTGGATTAAGCTTTCCCAAATTGCTGTTCAAGGAGTTGGTTATAGGCTTTCATGGCTTCGGGGTCTTTGTTGTAGTTGTCGTAAATTTCCTGAGCAGTCATTTTTGCAAAATCGTATGGACTCTTTTGAGGTGTAGGGCGACTACCGGGTGTGGCATCTGTTCCCGTTCCGGCTCTAGGAACAGCAAAATGGGCAAATTCTGTTTCCAGTATGTTTGGGAGAACATCTTTAAATTCAGCCTTAACGAGATCTCCAAATTTATCGGTAGATCTGATGTACAGTTTGTTAGCTTCTTTGTCCTCGATCAGCAATCCGCGCTTTTCCAGTAGGGTTAGTAAATCGCCTTCGGTGTTTGACCGTACCAAACCTAATGCCCGCATTTGATCCAATACTTCATTCCTCATGCGAGATTGCCGGTCCGTTTCTCTAAGAGCTTGAGTTTCCCTGTCCCGATCGTCAAGCTGTTGTTGAATCTGTTGGATCTGGGACTCATACTGTGATTTGACCTGCTCTGTTAAAGATGCTTTGATCTCTTCTATCTCATTGCCAGTTAATCGGGGTTCTCCGGCTGAGGTTGGGGTAGCTGATTCTTCTTCCTCTGTTTCCTGTCTCAACTTATTGAGAAAGTCAAGACTTGGGTTTATTGCTTCAAATCTCTCTTCCAATTGATGAGCCATTTGCTCGGATAACTTGGTTGAAGATTCCGATATGGCATCAAAAAGTTTTTTAACATCTCGCTGTTGTTTTTCGATTATTTCAATCTGTTCGGTTAATGGCTTAACAGCCCCTTCTATCACCGCAGGAAGAATTGCAGGGATTGTGGATTTAATAGCGTCTTGGATGGCTGCAAGAATTTCGGGGTCTAATGGCATAAATTAAATTTAATTTTGTTTGTACCGTTATTGTTCCCATTGGGAAAAATAAGTCAAAACGAAAAAACTTTTATGGCTTTATCGGATATCAAAGATTTGTTATCAGCCATTTGGGGGGTAACAAGAGATCGCATCCCTGTATTGTCCAACGGCAAAATCCCTGTAGAAGTTGGTAGCTTAAATGTCACGGTCGGCAATGCTTCTTTGGAGATCGCTAATGATGTAGGTAATCCTGTTCCAATTAATGATGCGGGGGGCAGTATTACAGTAGACGGTACATTTTGGCAATCTACACAGCCCGTCAGTATTGCTACTTCTCCGGCAGGTTTAGCTTATGTATCTTCAGCTTCATTAACAAGACCCGCTAACGTCACAGCTTACACAGCTAATGATGTGTATGGTGGTGTATTTGAACTTCAGAATATTGGTGCTAGTGGTGGGTTTATATTTATTGAAAGCTTAGATATTATTTTCAATATCACAGCAGTACCAGCAGGT